ATGCGATGACCGTCCCGGCCGCCGATTCCTTCTGCTGGCCCTTCAGCGTGGCGTTCTCCGCCTTGAGCTGCTCGTTCTCCTGGGTGAGCGAGTCGGCCTTGGCCGCCTTCGGCTTCAGGTCCTTGACCTGCTCTTCCGCCGTGCGAAGCTTCTCGTACGCCTTGGCGACCTCGGCACTCGCTGCCGGATCGTTGGGGAACGTCGGGGGCGTCTTGGCGGGATCCGCGGGCGGGGGACCGGCCGGATTGGCCGGGTCCTTCGGCGGGTCCTGCGGCGGGTCCTTCGGCGGATCCTCGTTGCGGGGATGCCACAGCGGGATGGCCGGGGTCCACCTCGACTGCTCCGCCATCTCGGCGATGAGCAGGTCCTGCAGCTGCTTGACGAACATCTCGTTCGTTCCTTTCACTAGCATCTCGCTAGGTTTTCACAACGCGCTGAGCGTTGGGTCGTGCGGTTGAGCGTCGCTGTCCGGGTTGGGTGGACAGTCTCGCGGGGTCATCCTTGCCCTTGTCGCGGGCGTCGTCCTTCTGTGGATCGTTGGGGTCGCCGTTCTTGAGGTTGAACTGAGCCTGCATGCGCTCAAGTTCCTGGGTGGCTTCCTCCTCGATCCGATCCATCTCGTCCTGAACACGGTCCGGACCCCACGTCGGGTTGTTCTCCTCGATCGCCGTCCGCTTGGAGATGATCTTGGCGTTGACCTCTGTGACGATCCTGCGGGACCGGCTCTCCTCGTCCTCGGGAAGCGCGCCGTTGCGCTTGAAGACGGGAAGCTTGTCACTCTCAAGTCCACCCCAGCTCACTCCACAGCCACCTTCAGCTAGGGAGAGCGCCTCTAGTTGCCAGGCGGCTTTGAGAATGTGCGGGAATCGGTCGTCCCACTTCTTGGACTTGCCCTGGCCCGCGAGGACGGTGTCCATCATGCGGGACTTCTGGGCGGGGCCTGTTGCGGCAGCCTCCGTGTGACGCCCGACGAGCTGCGGTGCGACTCGCGCTCTGGTCAGGATCGTGTCCGTGAGGTCTGCCTTGAAGGCGATCAGGGCGGTGGCGTCGAACTCCCACTCGACTTGCGCGAGGTCATTCTTGATTTTCGTCGGGTCCATGTCGACTTCAGTCGCGATGATGATCTCAGCACCGCGAGGAAGCTGACCGCGTGCCGTGAGGAAACGCTCTGGAATAATGACCTTCTGTTTGGCTGTGAGTCGCGCATTCTCTTGGCCAATATTCGTGATCTCGTTGAGCGCGAGAAGCAGCGAAGCTGTGCCCTTGTAGTCGGACCGTCCAATCCTGAAGTCGCGTCCCCGCTTATTTACCAGCCTGCCGGCCAGCATGGGTCGGCTATGCAGCCACTGCGGCCTCAGCAGTTCCGTCTCGGGGCGGTCGGTGAGCGGGACCTCCTTGCCCTTGAGTTGGGAGCCGATGTTGGCCTTGTACAGCCGGTTGAGGACGACGCCCTCGCTATGGATCTCGATGTAGATCCATGTCTTGCTGTCGTCAATCTCGAGCCACGAGATGAAGGCGCAGGCGACGAGCTTGTTGCCGATGAACATCGGGATGACGTTCAGCCGCGAGTGCCACTCGATGAACACCCGGCCCATCATGGGCACGGCCAGGTAGCGGTACCAAACCTCGCCCTCCGACGAACTGATCTGCTCGGCGTAGTGGAGCTGCGACGGGAGGTCGTTGTCGATCACGAACTTCTCGAGCTGGTCGACGTTGCCCTTCTGGATGGGCTCGATCTCGGGCTCCTCGCCGAACAGGAGGTCAGCCCAAATCTCGGGGATGCGCTCACCGAGCGAGTCGATCAGGAAGTCACGAGCGCCGTCGTACTCCTGCTCCCACCACGAAGGCTTCAGCTTGTCAGCCTCAGACTCGCGGAGAGACTGATACAGGTTGAGCAGGTCGCGCCGCGCGTAGTCGGCAGGCGGAAACTCGCGCCCATTCTCGATCTTGCGGAGTAGTTGCTCAGCGAGTAGCAGGCTCATGCTCGTTGGTCCTTGGTCGGCCTCAACTTCTCCTCCATCGCCTTCTTCTTGGCGGCCTCATCCAACTCCTCGATCAGCTGGCGATGTGCGACGGCGAGCCGGAAGGCACCGGCGATCAGCGAGTCCACCGCGTCGTCATTCTTCTTCTCAGTGAGATCTGGGTTGGTTTCCTTCTGTTGCACCGTCTGGAGCTGCTCATGAAGCAACTCGTTGTCAGGGTCGATGGAGAGCACTCGCGTGGTCTCGCCCAGGTACGTCCGTTTCATCAGGAGACGCAGGTACTTGATGCCGAGCTGTTTGTAGTCCTTGAAGCTCACCGGCACCATTGACGGACGGCCCGTCTGTGCCACCGCGTTGTGACGTCCCATCTTGTTCTGGAGCATGCGTCCCGTCGTGCGAGCTGACTGAGCGAAGGATGAGTCATACCGCTCTTCCTTCCACCACCCGAGCCGCTTGTACGGCTTCATCGAGTCGTAGATGTCGTCGGCGATGTCCTCGAGGTCCATGCGAGATGAGACGACCATGCCCTTGGGTACGTGGATCCCGCCCCGCTCCGTGTGGAACACCGGGACGTGCACGGTCTGCCAGTCTCCGAAGTCGATGCCACCCGCGAACTGACCGTCGAGCGCGATCAGCTCCTCCTTCCGACGCCGACGCCCCAGCTCCACAGCAGACTGAACGTGATTGTGGTCGAACGTCCAGAGGCCGGGCGGACGGATGGTCCAGTCGCCGTGCCTGTACTGCTCGTATGTGATCGGGTCCAGCAGGCTCAGCGACTGCTCGTATGCTTCCTGATCGAGGTGCGGGTTGTCCTCGAGCATGGAGGGGATGAAGACTCGCTCGGGGCTGCGACCGTCGACGAACCGCTTCTTGACCCAGACATGACCGGAACCGCCAGGGTTCGCAGCCGATCGCGCCCTAAGAGGGACACGCGAAAGTGGACCTTGATCTGGACGACGAAGTCGGGAATTGAGATAGAGATAGTCATCCTCCTCGAATTGTGTCAGCTCGTCGAAGCCGACGTACTGGAACTCGGCCGACTGGTAGCGGAACTTGTCCTTGGGGCGCTGGAGGAACCCGAACGTGATCTTGGCACCGCTCGGGAACGTGAACTCCTTGTCGTTGTCGTTCCACTTGACGTCGGTGCCCGCGAGCCACTCCTCCGCACGGGACATGATCGCCCCAGGGAGGCTGAGGTCGGTGTACGTCTTGCGGAAGAGGATCGCGGCGTAGCCCGGAACGTCCACGTACTGGAGTGCTCCCATCAAGAGCGCGTCGGACTTGCCACCGCCAGCTGCACCACCGAAGAATGCCTCGCGACAGGTGAGCCACAGGAAGGCGTGCTGTCGCGCTGTCGGCACGTGAGGGATGTAGTTCGACCACGCGATGTCGACTGCTGTCGCGGTGCTCATGCGAGGCTCGTGACGATGGCGACGGAGGCGAGGACGAGCAGGACTACTGCCAGCTCCAGCGTTCCTGCCCGCGATAGCATGAGGCCGTGCACTAGCGCCTTCTCCTCGGCCCTGTGAGGAGCAGCAGCATCATCACTATCAGAAGCGCTAGCAGGGCCAGGAACACAAGGTCGCTGTTGCTGATGAAGAGCGCGACGACCATTAGTTCTGGTTCACCGGGTTCTTGGCCTGAGCGGTGAGCTTGGCCATCTCCAGCGCGCCGGACTCCGCGAGGATCTTCGCGACCTCTTGCTGACGTTCGTCATCGGTGGGTACGACGATGTCGGCGTTGAGGCTGACCATGCCGGTGACCTCGGAGGTCTGCTTGGGCTTACCGTAGACCCTGTCGAGAGCGGCCTCCACAGCCTGGAGTCGGGTGCGGTGATCTGGGCTCCATTCGATTCGAGCTGTTCGTCCGTTACCCACGACTGTGGGCTTCGTAGCGAGCAGGGCGTCTCGAATCGGGGCGAGCCACTCCGCCATCTCGTTCTCGATCAGTTCCCGCAGGACGTCATTTGGACGTGGTTTCCTGGGTCTGCCGGGATTGTCGTCACCGCGCACGAACTCGCCGACCCCCCACCGCTCGCGGAACTCGGAGGGAATGTGGGCGAAACACCAGTTGGCGCGGTAAAGTTTGGTCTTGCCATCCGCCTCGCGCTCAACGATGTACTGGCCGTTCGGACATTGTTGCCCGTTCAGCATGATCTCCGTGCAGTGCCCGCGACCGAACTTCCGACGAAGCTTCGCGCGCCTCTTCTTGGCCTCGATGCCCTTGGCGGAGCGACCTCGAGCCAGCTGAGACTCTGTACGACCCGCTTTGTCCACACCGATACCCTGCGCGAGCCTCTCGTCTCGTCTCTTTCGGGATCTTTCAGCTGCAGTACTCATTGATGTCCATCCTAACAGGCCAGGAGGGTGTCATATGCCCTATTTACGCTACTTAGTAGGGAGAATCGCCCGTTTCCCCCTGCTTGACCTCGTATGAGCTCGTTTTCTGGTGTATTTGCTTGGATTTGACTGTTTTGGTCACGCATAGGGCCATATGCCTGTGATTTGAGTACGCGACGTGCCAGCGCCTAGGCACCGCTCTAGAAGGGGGTGCGGGGGGGTTCTTCTGAATAAAACCTTTATCTCACCCTTATCCCTAGCTTAGGGTCGGAGGTTAGACTACGGAGTAGAGGGTAAGGGAAGCCACCTCAGAG